AAGCCGTTGGCCATCTTGACGATGTACCGACCTTGTCCGACGCTCTGGAGCTGGCCGTATTTTTTAAAGGCTTCTGGGGTCATTGGCCCGCCCCCCGGCATTACCGGGAGGAATGTCTTACCCTCATCGTTGACTACGCTCAGATCCTCGTCGTCCACCAGCCCGATGATCTCGGCGAAGGTGTCCTCGTCCAGGCCGGGCTCGGGTGCCACGATCGGCGAGTCGTTGAACTCGTAGATGCCGCCGGTCACCTCATCGATCGACTCCCGATAGATTTCCTCGTCGAATGCGTCCTTGTCGGTCTTGCCAGTGGCGAAGCGCTTCTCCGCTTCGAGCGCCTGTGCGGCTTCACGGACCGCCCCGGCCTGGCTTGGTGAGTTCACCAGCGCCTGGCCGATCTTGTCGTCACCAGCGATCGAGTAGGTGGAAGGCTCGGCCTTCTGCACCAGTCCATCCTTAAGCAGCTTCTGACCGCCTAGGATCCGAGCTCCGAGGTCCGGGCGCTTGTCTGCCACGCTCGCTGCCATGGCCGTTGCCGGCTCCTTGTCGGCGATCTGCGGCAGCACGCGCTGGAACTTGTCGCCCATCTGTCCGGAGAGGCGGCCGAGCGTGGCGGCCTGCTCCTGTACCGTCATCTCCTTCATCGATTCGGTAAGAGCATCAACCTCGTCGGTGCGGAGCCCGGAAGTTTTCACGCCCCAGGTCTGCTCGATCACATCGGCCGCATCAATCCGAGTCTGGACCGAAGTCGGGTCGTTAAGGTCCAACGGCGTCGGCTCGACGATGCCCGCCTCCACCGCAGCGCTGACCTTGTCTTTGTTCCCGACGATGGACTCATGGCGTTTACGGAGCCCGTCGACATACTCGACGTCCTCCAGGCTCATGGTCTCGATCGACGCCATCTCGTTGAGCGTGTCGATGCGCTCCGTTTCAGGCAGCGTGGCGAACTGCTGGGCACCCTCCTTGCGAGTGATGGCATTCTCGAGTTTGACTGTGAGATCGGGATAAGCGCCGGCGAGTTTTGCCACCTCGGCGAGATTGGGAGGCTCCTTGCCCTGCAGCAGCACCGACACCGCATCGCCTACCGCGCCCTTGGCATTGGCGAGTGCAGCGCGCCCCTCGGCCTTGGCGATTGCATCCGCCTGCCGTGCCTCAGACCTCGCCAGCGCCGCAGCCTGCCGAGCCTCCATCCGGGCCTGGCCCTGCTGCCGCCGGATCTCGACCTCGAGCCCGTTCACCAGCGGGTCGAGCTTCTCCGGATTGGTCTGCGCCAGGATGTCGTCGAGGATCGGATTGCCGGTCTCACCGGAGCGGATGCCGTCGATCACCGCTTGCGGATTGTCGGACCGGTCCACCCAGCCCTGAATGAAGTTCTCGCGCGCCGAATCGTTGACCGCCTGCGACTGCTTCTCGATCTCGACCAGGGACAGCGCCCCGGAGCCGCCCAACTCGACTGGGCCGGCAGCGGCCGTCAGCTCAGCGAGCTTCGCCAGCTCCTCAGAGGCATAGTTCCAATCGCCATCTCGCGCCGCCCTGACCGCTGCGGTCTGGTGCAACTCCGTGGCCTCGATGATCGATGCCCGGTTCTGGTCGCGCTCGAAGTCGCGGCGCTCATCGTCCAGCTTGAAGTAGCGCTGCTGGCCCTGCCGAGCGTAGGTCTGTGCCGCCTCCGGCCGCAGGTCCTCGGGCAGCTTGCCGACGAACTTCTGCGCTCGATCGAACAGAGCCTTCCGGAACTCCTCCGGCTTGCCCCGGTGGACCTTGGCGAGTTCCTCTACGTCATCGAACGCCGCAACGTCCACCTTGGCTCGAGCGGCTAATATCGCTGAGCGGCGGTAAGCCTCATCTCCGATGCTGTCGCCGGTCGGCAACTGCAACTGGTCGAGTTCAACACCGATAGTGTCAGTTATCCCCAGCAGGGACTGCTCGCGCTCGACCTCCTTGGCCCGCTGCTTGAACTGATCGTCCATGATCTGCTCGCCGAGCTGGCCGAGCTGACCGAACGATTGTGCCAGGGCGCGCAGGCCCCAGGAGGAACTGGCCTGCACCTGAACGACACCAGGAGCGAACGTCTGGACGCGGCTCACACCGCCAGGCGCACTGCCACCGCCGAGGCGAGCCACGCCCACGTCGCGTGAGCCGCCAACCCCGCTAGACCTGCCAGCACCGCTTCCGCGCGGACCCTGAATGGTCAGGCTGCGCTCGCCCCGAGGGAGGTCGCGAGCGTTGCGCGGCATCAGAAGCCTGCCCTTGAGGCCTGGGAAACGGCCAGTTGCCGCGGTGGCGTGTACTGTACCGGCTGCCGGGTAACCTGAATCCCGCGAGGTCCCGGCTCGATCTCCGCTGTCCGGCTGGCGTAGCTGTAGCCGAGGCTGGCGATTTGGGTGAACCCGGAGATCAACGCGGCCGTGTTGGCGTACCGGGTCTGATCCTTGGCGGACTGGATGCCCAGCTTCGTGGAAGCCTCACGGTTCTTAAGGTCGACCTTGGTCGACTCCCGCATCATCGCGAGTTCTGCGTTCGACCGCTCACGGATCTGGCTCAACTGCAGCCCGGCGCCTTCGCGGCTCTGGCTCAAGTTCTGAGCCGCGCCCTCGCGGTCGTTGGCAAGCGTCGTCAACGCCCCTTCGCGCGACTGTATGGCCGTCAGAAGGTTGCTGTTGCGCAGATTGCCCAGGCTGCTGGTGATCGAACGATTGCCGGCCGCAGCGTCGGCCTCTCCCTGCAGTCGATTGATCGTGTTCGCGTTGGTGTCGTCCGTGGCTGCCGACCGGGCATCGTCCTCGAACAGGCCGGGGAGAGAGCCTGAACCCACGCCCCGAGCCGCCAGCGTGGCGCGCTGTGTGCCCAGCGTGGCCATTAGGTTGCGGCGGATCTCCGTCGCGCGAGCCTGAGAGTTCAGGTTGGACGTTGCCAGTTCGGACTGTAGCGCCAGCCGATCCTCAGCCGCCGCCGCCGCCGACTGCTGTTCGATCAGAGCGAAAGCCGCCAACTGCTGGCGGTCGGCAATCTCAATGGCGGCGACCGCCTGCCGATCGTTCAGCGCCTGATTGGCGACCGCCTGCCGATCCGACAGCGCCTGGTTCGCAACGGTCTGCCGGTCTGCCAGCGCGATCGACTTGACGGTCTGCCGGTCCTCGATCTTCGCCCGCTGCTTGGCCTGCTTCAGCTCGAGCTCGGCCGCCTTCTTCTGCGCCTTCAGCGCATCCTCATTGCCCTTGATCGTGGCGGCCGTGCCTAGGACGGTGCCAATTGCGCCTAGGCCAGCAGCGGCTGCCAGGCCTAGCGCCATCAGACGTCGCCCACCCGATAGTCGATCGCGAAGCCGAGGATCTCCGCCGGGAACGGCCCCTCGCGGGTGATGTCGATCGGGGCCGACTGACCGCGGGACCAGCCGGTCTGCAGATGCACCCGGCGAACGTCGCTGGTGCGCTGCGGCGGCGTGGTCGGAGCATCGTCGAACGGACGATCATAGATCGGCTGCCCGTTCACCCGCAGGCCAGCGCTGCTGTCGAAGCGGACCTCGCCGCGGAACGGCCGATGCGCCCGGCCAAGGATCGCCCGGTTCTCACTCTCCACCGGCATCGGACGCACCAGCCAGTCGATCGGGAAGCCGATGTCGACCCGCTGGGCAGCGAATGGCAGGGTGGCGACGCCGGAAGCGTTCACCGGCACCGGGCCGGTCCAATAGCCGTCGCAGATCGCCTCCACCGTGGTCGAACCGGCGAGGTGATCAAGCCCGGTGACCGTCGTGGTCGCGGGGAAGCGGTCGACCGTGACCTGCCCGTCGAAGACGCAGCCGGGCTCGAAGGCTTGCAGCCATACCCGGTTGCCATCTCTCACCGCGGCGTAGGTGGTGGCGCCGACGGCGACAATGTCTAGGATCGCACGCGCGCTCACCAACTCGGACCAGGCCGCCACCTCCTGCGTCTTCTCGAAGGTCAGCGCTGCGCCGGCACCGTTCGCGTTGACGAACAGTAGAAAGTCGATCTGCTGCCCGAGCCCGCCCGGAACCGCAGTCATCCGCACTACGTTCTGCACTAGGTGGCTTGCCCGGATCGCCAGCGGCGTGCTCTCGTAGGTCTGTTCGTCATCGCGGAACACGAGCTCTCGGACGATGCCAGCGCGGTCGATGAAGATCGTATTCGCGTTGAGCCGTACTGGCTGGACCTCTCGGCAGCCGAAGGAGCTCTGCGAGACGTAGCGCACCGTTCCGGGCGTGATCGGCTCCAGCGTGTTGCCGGGGATCAAGCCCTCATTGCCGGCCGTGTAGACCTCCAGGCCGCCGGCGCCCGGAGTGAGATGCACGATCGGCTCGATCCGACCGTCTCCGACGTTGAACTGGAAAGGCTCGTCGTCGTTGGTCGAGGTGGCGTAGAAGTCGAACGGAGCGGCGGTGCGGCTGGCCCAAAGGCCTACCGGAAGCGATGTCGACCCTCCTATCCACAGTCTATCCTGATAATAGGCGAGGCTGCGGTGGTATCCGTAGACCGCTTGAGCTGCCTGCTCAGTCCAGATGTCCGACGCCGTCGTGTCGGGGAAAGCCCCCTGGATCGAGACGCTCGCACTCTCGCCATTATCCGCGATCGACAGAATCGTGAACTGAACACCTCGAAAGGTCCACCTGCCGCCGATGTCACTCTTGAGCGCCGCTGATCCGATAAGGCCGAACCCGGGCCTGAAAGCCGGGGCGCCGGGCGTGGCAGTCATGGTGACAGTGCCGGTTGTCCCGCTGGGAGTAAGAGTGATCAGACGACTCTGGATGCGGAACTGCGGCGGGAACTCGAAGCTATAAAAGCCGGTGGTGAACGACCCATCAATCTGGCGCTGGATCTGAACGATCGGCTGGCTCTCTTGGGCCAGCAGCATGGTGTCACCGACCTGAATGAAGTCGATCTCCGCTAGGATCTCCTTCTGATAGGGCAGCGCCAGATTGGCGACCTGGACATTGTCCTCCGCCCGGAGGATCCTGACGTTGATGTCTGTCACGGCGAGGATGTATCGCTGATCGCTGCTGAACACGAAGGGCAACAGACGGACGAAGGGCCCCAACGGGTCGGCCGGGTCCTCACGGATCGCCAGCACATTGCGCAGCCCGGGTCGGACGAAGGTCGAGCCCTGCTGCCGCACCAGCGAGTTCCGCAGCCGCTCACAGCCCAGATAGAAGACCTGGGTGTCGCGCCGGCCTTTCAGCTTAGGATCTAATTCTCCTGCAGTAAACGCGACTTGCGCTCTACGAAATTTCATCCAACGTGGGCCGAGGTGAATGTGGTCGTGTCGAACTGCTCGGCCATGTCCTGCTGAGCGTTGCGGCTACGGGCGCGGGTTATCGCGTCGATATAGAGCTTGTAGAGTTGTTCGGTCTTGGCCTCGGTCTCTGTCAGAGCAGGCGAAATACGGCTCGCGAGCAGGTATACCAGCGCGTCGGTGAACATGGAGCCGAACAGGTATTCCGGCGCCCGGTAGGTGTAGACCAACCATGGATTATCGAGATCGGTGCATAGCCGAGACTTGCTGATCCGGTAGCCAATTCGGGAGATCCTACCGTCGGGCTCGAGCATCCATTTCGGCGCGATGCAATCGATCGGTATGGCATAGCTGAAGTCGAAGTCGGGCCTCGCCGGGCTGGCATCCTTGGCCAAGCGCGCCGCTGTCTCAGCAAAATTCCAGGCCCCGTCCTCAAGGCAGGTTTTGACGCTGCTCTCGTAGTTTTCTTTGACCAGTTCGGACTCGGTCGTCCCCTGATCGAAGCTAGAAATGCGATTTTCCTGGACCAAGCCCAGGGCACGATTCGCAATGACGTGGCGCTCCGGCATTAAGAACTACCTCACTGGCAACCCCATCTCCGGGCGCCACGTCATGCTCAAGATCAGGTCGGCGTGATCACCAGGGTGACGCGCGCGGTGCCCGTGTGAGAGCCCGTGCCGTCGGTAGCGACGGTGATCACCCCGCCCGCAGTCAGGGCAGTGTGTGCGGTGATGGTCGAGTCGACGATCGCAGCGCCGGCGGCCGTGTCCTGCAGGAACGGCAGGGTGGCGATGGCGCCGGTGGTCGGAACGGTCACCGTCACCGTGCTGGTGCCGCCCGAGCCGAGGCCCGAGATGCTCAGCACGCCAGACACCGCAGTGACCATGCCCGCAACCGGGCAGACCACATACTCGGTCGAGGCCGTCCCGACTGCCGCGAGAACCACCTGGAGGGTGATCTGCTCGGCGAAGGTCAGGGTGGCGGTTGCGAGGTCCACCGCGGTCACGGTCGCAGCGCCGGTAGCCGAGCTGACGCTGATCTGGGTGGTGAACGGCGTGCCGTCCTGGTCACCCGAGACCATGATCAGATCGCCCTTCTGAAGTTTCAGAGTGGCGGAGTTGAAGTAGCCGCTGGCGGTGATCTCGTTAAGCAGATCGTTCGAGACGTACTTGAAGATTTGCGGGGGATACGCACTGATCATCATCAGGTTGGCGGCGACAAACGCCATTTTACGTGCTCCTAGGCCGCAGCGCGGCGGCTACGGGTGGAAGTCAGGTCCTCGGTCAGCGGCAGCACTGGCTCGTCGACGCGCGGGGCCTGCCCAGGGGGCAGGAATACCGGCGCCTCGCGAGCCAACACCAGCAGCCCATCGACCACCTTCGTCACCAGGGCCCAGCACCAGCCGTCGCTTGCGCGCAGCAGGAGTAGGCGGCCGGTGGTGAGGGAGGTCTGCTTGGCCGAGAACAACCCCGGCTCGAACGCATCGGCTAGCGAGAGTCCGAGCTTGTCCAACTCGACGAGGCTGGGCCGCGCGCTGAACTCCAGCGGCGGCATCCTCTGCGGGTGGATTGTCATAGGGGTCGCTGGCATCAGGTCGTTGCCAATGCCAAGCTCTCGTCCAGGGTCAGCTCCTGCACGCCGTCATTGTCGATCAGGACCGCTCCCATGCTCATCATGCTGTTGGCCAGCCAAGCCGCCCGCTCCGGCACCCAGTCGACCATGGTCTGGACGTCGGCGCCGATCGCATGGCCCACTGACTGCTTGTGGTAGATGAACCCGGTGCGCGTGGTGCTCGCCAGCGGCAGACCGCTGTGCATGTACCAAGACACCCCGAGCCAGGACCGGATCTTCTGCTTCCAGCCCTTGAACGGCAGGTCGTCCATGCCGATGAAGTCGGCGTCCTTGTACTCAGGCACCGTCAGGAACTGAGCGTGCATGGCAGGGCTGATCGCCCCCCAGACATCGCCGTCCCAAGGTACGTCGCGCTCCATGAGTGCGCGCACCGCGTTCAGGATGCTGTTGCGGATGGTGGCACCGGTGGTGACCGTGACGGTCGTGGTGTTGGTGGCATCGTCCATCGCGGCGAGAATGATCTCGTCGGTGGCGCGCCCCAGGGCCATGGCACCGCTCGACACGATGGCCTGCCGCTCGTCGATGTTGAGCTTCAGCAGGTCCAGCTTGTCGATGTAGTCGGCGGCGTACCTGTCCTCCAGCGTCGCGGTGACGTTGGTGTGGACCAGGTTCATCACCGGCACCTGACCGTGTCGGGTCTTGGTCCCGGCGGTGCCAGAGCTGATGATCTGGAAGGTGGTCGACTCGCCGCTTATCCCGGTCTGGGTGCGGATGGTGCCGCGGATCAGGGAGCCCTTGCGCTGGTACTCGAGATGGACCTCGCGCTCGTACTGCCGAATAAAACTGACGGGAACCGAGAGAGACATCTGCTGCCCTCAAACTCATGAGAGCATCCGACAGTCGCGGTTCTCCACGTCCAGTGGGCCGAGGCACTTGGCAAGCGGGCCGTTGCCGGTTGTCCGCGCAGCCTTGCGCGTGGATGCGATCCTTGCGCTAGGCTGCGATCAACTGTCACGTCAACCCACGGTTAGAGCGTGTCGCCCGGGTAGAGTTGGTTGAAGCCCTTGGTGACACTGGCGATGTAGTCGCGATCCTTCTCACGCCAGCTT